GTTCCGCGACGCCCTCGCCGAAAAGGCTGAGTCCCTGCGCATTCGGACCGCCACGGTAAGGAAGGCGTGATGGCCGCGAGGAAGCCGAAGGCCAAGCAGGCGCCCAGCAAGCATCCCGGAGGCCGCCCGACTAAATACGAGCCGCGCTTTGCCGCGATGCTCGAAGACTTCATGGGACAGGGCTATTCGGCGACGGCGTTCGCCGGGCACATCGGGGTGTCGCGGTCCACAATCGACGAGTGGAAACAGAATTTCACCGAGTTTTCGGAAGCGCTTTCACGAGCGAAAGCCAAGAGACTTTTGCATTGGGAAGGCGCGGCCCTGCGCGTGTCTGTGAAGGGCGGTGGTCCTGGCACCGCAACCATCATCGCGTTCGGCCTGAAAAATATGGGCGACGACGAATGGCGGGATCGCCAGCAACTCGAACATTCCGGCCCGAACGGCGGCCCGATCAAGACGGAGGAAGTGTCGGCTCGTGAGCGCGTCGCTCGCCGAATCGCTGGCCTCACTCCCGGAGGCTGAGCGCGCGGCAGTTCTGGCGGGGCTGTCCAACGCCGACTTCGCCGAACTCGAATACGACTGGCGATTCTGGGGGCGGCCTGAACAGTTCGCCCCGCCCGGAGAATGGGCCAATTGGCTCGTGCTGGCCGGGCGTGGTTTCGGCAAGACGCGGCTCGGCGCGGAATGGGTCCGCGAGGAAGTCGTGTCGGGCCGCGCATCCCGGATCGCTCTTGTCGCCGAGACGGCGGCTGACGGTCGCGACGTGATGGTCGAGGGGACTTCGGGGCTTCTCGCGTGTCACGCGCCGGCGGATCGGCCGGAATATGAGCCATCGAAACGGCGGGCGACGTGGCCGAACGGCGCCATCGCGACCGTCTTCAACGCCGTCGAGCCGGACCAGCTTCGCGGCCCGCAGTTCGACGCGGCGTGGTGTGACGAACTCGCGAAGTGGCGCTACGCCGACGCGACGTGGGATCAGCTCGCGTTCGGAATGCGGCTCGGGGATCATCCCCGCATCTGCATCACGACGACGCCGCGCCCTGTCCCGCTCTTGCGGAAGCTGATTGCGGACAAGCGAACCTCGATCACTCGGGGAAGCACGTTCGACAACGCGCGCAACCTGGCGCCGAGTTTCATTGCCTCGATCCGCGAGAGATATGAGGGAACCCGGCTCGGCCGGCAGGAATTGAACGCCGAAGTTCTCGACGACGTGCCGGGCGCGTTGTGGACCCGCGCGATGATCGACGCGGCTCGCGTTGCGGCGGCCCCGGATGATTTGCGGCGTATCGTCGTCGCGATCGATCCGTCCGGGACCAAGGGCGACACAGACGACGGCGATGAAATCGGGATTGTCGTCGCTGGATGTTCGGCCGATCGCAAGCGCGGGCATGTGATCGCGGACCTTTCGATCAAGGCGAGCCCTGAACAATGGGGGCGCGTCGCGGTTCATGCCTATCGGAAGTTCAGCGCCGACCGGATCATCGCCGAACGCAACTTCGGCGGAGCGATGGTGGAAGCCGTGATCCGCGCGGTTGACCCGACCGTGCCGTATTCGGAAGTCACCGCCTCGCGCGGCAAGGTTCAACGCGCCGAGCCTGTCGCGGCGCTTTACGAACAGGGGCGCGTGTCGCACGCCGCCGGCCTCGAAAAACTGGAAGACCAGATGTGCGCTATGACCGCGAGCGGCTATCTCGGCGACGGCTCGCCGGATCGCGTTGACGCCAGCGTGTGGGCGCTGTCCGAATTGATGCTGAGCGAAGGCCCGACCGTCATGGACATGCTGTGATCGAACTGGCGGACGGTCTGGAAAATCTTGTTGCGGGGCTCGGCACGGAAAAGGACAAGGCGCGGGCCGCGCAATGGGTCGTCTATCAGCGATCCCCGCAAGAGCTTGAAGCCGTCTACCGGTCGGGATGGATCGGCCGGAAGATCATCGACATTCCGACCGACGACATGACGCGCGAGTGGCGGTCGTGGTCGGCTGATGATGATATGGTGGAGAAGATCGAAGCCGCCGAAAAGGCTTTCATGATCCGCGACAAGGTGACAACGGCCAAGCGTTGGGCGCGCCTGTTCGGATCGTCGGCGATCATCATCGGAACGTCGGCTCGGCTCGGCAGGGCGGAAGAACCGCTCGACCTTGCGCGGATGAGCACGAAAGACCTCACCTATCTGCATGTCGAGATCGCGCCGTATCTGACCATCCGGGAATGGGATACCGATCTGTCGAGCCAGACGTTCGGCAAGCCATCGGTCTATTCCTATCAGCCGTCGCGCCACGGGACGAACGCCGCGCCGGCGACGATCCATGCGAGCCGCGTCATTCCGTTCGCTGGCGTTCCGCTCCCGCCCTATGCCGCGCTGCAAGGCGTGCAATGGGGGGATTCGGTCTACACCGCCGTCGAGCAGACGTTGAACACCGCCGGCTCCATTACCGCCGTGATCGCCGCGCTCGTCTATGAGCAGAAAATCGACGTGATCAAGACGGACCTGTCCGGGCTATCGACCAAGGAAGGCGAGGACAGGATCAAGAAGCGCTTCTCGCTCGCGACGGCGCTCAAGAGCGTGAACAACACGCTGTTGCTCGGGCGCGAGGAAGAATTTGCGCACAAGCAGTTCACGTGGTCCGGCCTGTCCGACATCCACATGCGGATCATGCAGGAAATCAGCGGCGCGGCGGACATCCCCGTGACGCGGCTACTTGGTCAGACGCCGGCGGGGTTGCAATCGACCGGCGAATCCGACCTGCGGAACTATTACGACGCGCTGCGCGCCAAGCAGAACGCCGAACTGTCGCCGCAGCTTGAAATCCTCGACCGTGCGCTGTTCGCGTCGAATGGGATCGAACTGCCGAAGGGCGCCTATTTCGAGTGGGAACCGCTCTGGCAGGAAACGCCGAAGGAGCGCGCCGACAACGCTTTGAAGCGGGCGCAGGCGACCAAGATTTACGTCGATACCGGCCTCATCGACGATTCGGTCATGACCGAGGCCGTTGTGTCGCAGCTTGTCGAGGATCACGTCTACCCCGGCCTTGACGCTGCGGTGAAGGATGCGAAGGCGGCGGGCGAAAGCATCGAAGGCGACGACGATCCTGAGGGGGATGAAGACGGGGGCGGCGTCGGCAATCGCGCCGAGGCGTGATGCGGTTCGACCTGCCCGCGATGGCGCGGCGCGCCGGTCTGCGCCGCAGCGTCTCACTCGCGCCGATCACCGGGCGCAAGTCGCTTGAAGCGGCGTTGTATAGCGCCTTCCTTGTTGCGCTTCGTGAGGGGGAAAAGCACCGCGCAGACCTGTTGCGCGCAGCGATCGGCTTGAAAGCGGAACTGACGCAAGACGGGCCGATGTTCGATCTGGCGATGATGGCGTTCCGGGCGACATACGATCGGCTCGCCGCCATCGTGCGCAACATGGTCGGGCGTCACCTCGGGATGGAAGGGGCGCGGCACACCGATCGTTGGGTCGAACAGGTCAATGCGGCGATCGGCGTCAACCTGGCGGCCGTCGTCACGGCGCAAGATATCGCCCCGGCGATCGAAGTCGCGACGGCGCATAGCGTCGCGCTGATCAAGGGGCTTACTGACGAAGTCGCCAAGAGGATCGAGGCGACGATCCTCGACATGGTGACGACCGGGAAATCGAATGCGGCGATTGCGGAAGCGATCGGCGAGGCTTTCGGCTTCGGGCGAAAGCGGGCGAAGCTGATTGCGCGCGATCAGGCCGCGAAGTTCAACGCCGCGCTGAACCGCATTCGTCAGCAACAGGCCGGCGTGACGGAATACGTGTGGTGGACCGTTCTCGACGAACGGGTTCGCGGCAATCCTTCCGGCAAATACCCGAACGCGAAGCCTTCGCATTGGGATCGGCACGGGAAGACGTTCAAGTGGTCGGTTGGGCCGGCGGACGGAAACCCCGGCGAGCCGATCAACTGCCGCTGCATCGCGAGGCCAGTCATCGGGTAGGGAAAAAGATTTGCCCGCACGACCTGCAAGTCGTGCGGGCTGAACGTAAACAGTGCGGATGTGGGAGCCGCGCTGACAAGGGTCACTATATCGCCCTCTCCGATCTTTGCAAGACCTTCACGGGCGAATTCCAAAGGCGGGGCGATGACGATCCAACTTTTCGACGCGGCCGACGTGTCCGGCGTGCGCACCACTGCTGACGGCTACCTCGTGGCCGACGCGCGAATCGCCCGCACCGGCGTTCAGGTCTACTCGGGCGCCGAAGTCGGCAGGCCGGAACTGGCGAGCGTGCGCATCTACCGGCCCGATGACGAGGTTTTCTCCGCAGACGCCATGGCGAGCCTCGCGCATCGCCCCGTGACGAACGATCACCCGCCGGAATCGGTGAAGGCCGCGAACTGGAAACGCTTCGCAGTCGGCATGACCGGCGACACCGTGACGAAGGACGGCGGTTTTGTCCGCGTCCCGCTCACATTGATGGATCAGGCTGCGATCGACGCACTCAAGGGCGGCAAGCGGGAACTGAGCGTCGGCTATGTCTGCGCGCTCGACTGGACCGCCGGAACGGCGCCGGATGGGCAGGCTTACGACGCAATCCAGCGCGGCATTCGCGCGAACCATCTTGCCCTCGTCGATAAGGCGAGGGCCGGTCACGACTGCCGGATCGGCGACCGCGATTCACTTCCGGCGAAACAAGGGAAAGCAACCATGACCGATCGCAAGATCACCGTGGACGGCTTCACCTTCGACGCGAGCGAACAGGCGGCGCAGGCCATCACCAAGCTCGAAACGAAGGTGGCGGACGCCTCCAAGGCTCTCAACGACGCGAACGAGGCGCACGCCAAGGCGCTCGCCGCGAAAGACGCAGATATCGCCAAGAAGGACGCCGAGATCGACGCCCTCAAGAAGGCCGCGATTTCCGACGCCGAGATCGACAAGCGCGTCGCTGCGCGCGCCGACCTCGTCTCGACGGCCAAGGCCATCGCCGCCGATGTGAAGACGGAAGGTCTGTCCGACGCCGCGATCCGCAAGGCCACGGTCATCGCCAAGCTCGGCGACGCGGCGGTCAAGGACAAGTCCGACGCCTATATCGACGCCCGGTTCGACATTCTCGCTGAGGACGCCAAGACAGCCAAGAAGCCCGATCCGCTCGCGGCGGCGGCCAAGGCGGCCATGGGCGACAAGGCGGCTGGCGGCGGCGATCCGCAGGCGATGCGCGACGGCGCGTATAACGAATACGTCGCCGNNGTGATGGCCGTTCAGACCACCTATTCGACGATGACGGCGGCTCGCGCCGGCCAGATCGCCGACATGCAGGAAAGCTACAATGCTTTCTCGCGCACCGTCTCCACGGCGGCGGGCATCGCGTTCGGCGCGCCGGTCCAGCGTGGCGCGTCCGATGGCCTCGCCAAGGCGATCGGTGACGGCTCGCTGACCACGTT